AAAAATGTTTTTTAAAGATTTCGTATCTGTGAAAAGGCAAAAAATAAAAAGGGGTGCGTCACAGACTTATGACACACCCTCATTTTTATTTTTCCACCTACCTAATTACCTTTGCATAATAAAAAGCAAAAATATCATGCAGAGAAATACTAAAGAATGGATACAATACGGCTCAGCCATCGTGGTGCTCACCTCTGGCATCGTACTGGCATACGTCAGCTATTTCACATCACAGATGCGAGATGTCACTGACAACGTGCTCTGGTACTTTGCTCAGACACTCATGTATGCTGGCTCCATCTTTGGCGTGGCTATCGCCATCGATGCCAAGTTCGAGAATATCAAAAACAAATTTTTTAATCATAAAAACAATGAGACAGATTAAACGCATTTTCGTTCACTGCACAGCAGGTTCACAGCGTCAGACCATCGATGACCTCAAGGCTGAGTTCCACCGAAAAGGCTGGTCCAATCCTGGTTATCATTATGTCATCGACACCAATGGTGGTGTCCACCAACTCCTCGCCATCGAGCATGTCAGCAATGGTGTCCAGGGCTACAACTCCACCGCCATCAACGTGGCCTATATCGGTGGCATCGATGCCGACGGCAAACCTATCGATAACCGCACACCAGCGCAAAAAGACGCTCTTGTGCTCCTACTCCACAAGCTCAAACAAAAGTTCCCAACGGCTCAGATCATGGGCCACCGTGACATTTGGGGCACAGACAAGTCCAACTGGCGCAAAATGTGCCCATGCTTCAACGCTATCCAAGAATATAAAGACATCGCATAAATTATGAAATCTCCAAAGACCATCATTTCACTCCTGGCAATCATGCTCATCACGACCATGGTTGCCTTCATCAGTTCGGCTAACAAAAACGAGGCTCTGCAGAGAGACCTCGACCGCATGACGCAAAATGTGGCAAACGTCAACTATGACATTCAGTATGACAAAGTCCAAGACTCCCTGCCTGTGGCTCAAAACAATGCACTGCAGGTGAAATATGACGAGCTTCAAAAACTCCACCTCACCGACGCCCAGCTCATCAAAGACCTCAAGGTTCGACTCAAAGATGCACAGACCATCCATACAGTCTCATCTGCCACGACCGACACAGTGCCCATCTCACCAGTCCCAGAGACTGCCGATTCCGTCTTCTCATACAGAGACCGATGGCTACAGCTTCACATCGACATCCCTGCCAGACAATGCCAATATACCGCCTACGATAGCCTCACGACCATCGTCAGCCGCACCTACAAGCACAAGTTTCTGTGGTGGCGCTGGGGGACAAAAGGCTATAAGGTTCAAATCGTCAACTTCAACCCTCATTCCAGGATTAACTACTCGAGATACATAGATGTAGTTAAATAACAAGGTTAAAGCAAAGATTTAACATAAAAAACTTGCATATTCTGATTTTTATTATTATATTTGCAACAAAGATAATAACAAACTTTAGAATTATGGTAGGTATATTGATATTCTCAGCTATTGCAGCTTTCATCACTCTAGGTGTTGGCCATACTCTTAACAGGATGGGGAAGCATGTTTCTTCTTATCCTCACAAGGGTATGGAAGATGAGCCAAAGCTTACAATAGAGGATATGTATAGCCCAAACAATAACTTGTCTTTATTCTTCAAGGACGGCAATTCATATTCAGTATTGGTATCAAATCATAGTATTGATAAAGAAGAATTTGTGTTTGCTGACAATACAATTAACTTAAGGAATAAAGTTGCAAGAGTTCTCAGAAATTATGCAGCTCTTGAAAAATCCCAAAATAAAGACAGCGTAATACTTTAATATATACACAGCCATCGAATACAGTTGCATTCGATGGCTTTTTTATGGTATTTTTATAGCTTTTCAGCTATTCTTATCTTTGCAGAAAACTATAATAAATATCATTTATGGCAAACAGTACACAAACATTCATAGGCCGGGTTCTGCTTGATGACAAACAAGCAAAACAGACTATCGCATTGCTTGAAAAGCAGCTCGAACAAGTTAAGCAAAAAAAGACTGATGCATTCAAAAAAGGAGATGACACCAAGGCTTTCGATAAAGAGATAAATCGAATAAATGCTTCACTCAAGACATTGCGAACCAGCCAAGAACAGGTGAATAGAACATTCAACAATCTTTCTTCTGCCTCATATAAAGAATTGTCTGTTGTAATGAAAACAGTACAAAAGCAGCTACGCTCAGGAGCTGTCGAGCGTAATTCTGAGGAATGGAAAAAGCTTCAGCAAAAGCTCAAAGAGGTTAAGCGAGAGATGAATGCCATCAATAGCGAGTCAAGAGAAACAACAAGTTTTTGGTCTCGTTTCGTTAACGTGCTCAATACCAACTGGGGAGCTGTATCGCAGATTATCGCTGCATACGCCGGACTCTCTATGACCATCCGAAAATGCGCCCAAGCCTATGCCGATATGGAGGAATCCATGGCAAACGTCCGCAAATATACAGGTCAGACCGATGAAGAGGTTCACCGGATGAACGAAGACTTCAAGCGAATGGACACCCGTACGGCTCGTGAGCAGCTCAATGAACTGGCTGGTTCTGCCGGTCGCCTGGGCATCACCAGCAAGGATATGATTGAAGAGTTTGTTGATGGAGCCGACAAGATTAACGTTTCGCTAGAAGATGACTTGGGAAAAGGAGCGGTCGACAAGATTGGCAAACTTGCTCAGATGTTCGGGGAAGATAAGACCAAAGGACTCCGTGGTGCAATGCTCGCCACTGGTTCTGCCGTCAACGAACTTGCACAGAATTCATCAGCCAATGCCGGATATATAGTCGATTTCACCGCCGATCTTTCCGGTGTAGGCATCCAGGCAGGCATGACTCAAGCACAACTGATGGGTCTCGCTTCTGCACTCGATCAGAATATGCAGGAAGAGGCAACCTCTGCTACTGTGTTCTCTCAGCTTATAACCAAGATGTATCAGGAACCGGCTAAATTCGCAAAGATTGCCGGTGTAGAAGTCACGAAGTTCTCAAACTTGATGAAGACCAATGCAAATGAGGGATTGATGACATTCCTTTCTGCCATGAAGTCTAGAGGTGGGTTTGCTGAAATGGCTCCTATGTTTGAAGAGATGCAGCTGAATGGTACTCGTGCCGTTGGCGTTCTCTCTGCAGTAGCTTCACACCTGGACCAGGTAAGAACTGCCCAGGATCTCGCTACCCAGTCATACGCTTCAGGCACAAGTATCATCAATGAGTTCAATGTCCAGAACAATACTGTGCAAGCCCAGCTGGATAAGGCAAAGAAACGTTTTGAAGACCTCACTGTAGAACTGGGTGAACAGCTCATCCCAGTAACCAGATATGCCATCTCTACCCTGAGCATAGGCATACATGTGTTATCAACATTGATAACTTTTACGTTCACCCACGTCAAACAGCTCACAATAATAGGTTCCGCCATCGCTGTCTGCACGGCTCTTTGGTATAAGGAAACTATAGCCATCAAGCTAAAAGCAGCAGCTACTACATACGCAGCTGCCATAGACAAAGCATATATAGCTACAACAACCCTTCTGCGTGCTGCCATGGTAGCCCTGCAGGCTACATGGGCGTATTTAACAAAGGGCGTGCAAGGCTATATCGTTGTAATGAGGGCAGCCCGCTTAGCCAGTCTTACTAATCCATGGGCCGCACTCGCCACCGTTCTTACGGTGGTAGGAGTTGCGGTTTATGGAGCTGTTAAAGCCTTTACTTCGTATAATGAAGCTATGCGTAACAGCACACAAGAAGCAAAGAACAACAGGGCGGTTGCGGAAGCACAGGCAAGTCTCGCCAAGAAAGTATCTGATGCAACTCTTGATGAACGCAACAAAGTGGATATGCTTAACAAAGTTATCCATTCCAACGTCTACACCGTAGATGAGCGCAGGCAAGCTATCGCAGCCATGCAGAAACTGGTTCCGGAGTATCATGCTTCTATATCCAAGGAAGGAAAGCTGTATAATGACAACCAGATTGCAATCCAGAACTATATCAAAGAGCTGGAGAACGCGGCGATGGCAGAAGCTATATATGAGCGCAAGGTTGAAATCAACAAAAAGAAACTGGAGCTGAAACTTAAAGAAAGTAAAATACGCCACTCTCTTAAAGCAGTTGATGCCGAACGTAAGTCACATCCTGAACGATATGAAAGCGAAGCTGTAGCAGATGCATTTACCGGTCAGCTCATTGAACAGAATGATGCATTAAAGAGTAATGAGAAGCAGAAGGAGATTCATACACGGAGACTCAAGGAAAACCTGAGCCTGCAACAGCAACTCAATGCAGAAGAGTCCTATTATAACACAGAACTCAGGAAGAATGCAAATCTCCAGAAACTATATAAAAAGAAAGAAAAGAAGAGTCTCCAAGGCGAAAGCACAGGAACGAACAGAACAACGGGCTCTACCGGTCATTACACAACAGAGAAGGAGCGTAAAGCAGCCGAAAAGGAGCAAAAGAAGCGTGAAGCTGCTGCACGTAAAGCAGAAATCAAGCGAAAGGCAGACCTCAAAAAAGAGCTGGATGATGCTAAGAAAAGTACCGAGGCTCAGCAGCTGGAAGCCACTACCCTCTACTCTACCGGTCAGATTCGCCTGGCAGAATACAACGACCGCATGGCGAAGATTAAGGAGCAGGGACTTCAGCAGCGCATGGACATCCTTCGCAAATACGGAGAGGCTGAGAGTGAGGAGTACAAGCGTCTGAATGCCCAGAAAGAGAAGATCTCTGCCGATTATGAGCGCAAGCAGACACAAGACCTTCAGGACCTGGAGTACGACCGGCAAGTGGCAGAACAGGCCATCACTGCCGAATATTACAATAAGGACTCCGACCTCTATCATAACGAGAGTGCTATCAATGAGGCGCTTTTTCAACTCGACCAGACGTTTCTCAAAGAGAAACAGGCACTCTATCTGAAGTCCTCTGACGAGTACTGGCAGATAGCCCGAGAGATTGAGCGCAGTGAGCAGCAGCACCAGTATGACCGCCAAAAGCAATACGATGACACGCTGATGCAGCTCAAGCAGGAGTATCTCACCCTCGGCAATGAACAGCAGATGCAGCTGGAGCTTGCAGGACTGGATGAGGTTCACAAGGCTGGTCTTGTAAGCGAAGAGGAGTATCAGCGCATGAAGATGGGCATCGCTAACAAGTATGCATCCTACAAGCCGGACGCCAAAGATCAGGCAAAAGACGATGCAACCACCGCTCTCGATACCGCCAAGAAGATGACTAGACAGACCGATGACCGTAGCGGTTCGCTCGGATCAGATAATCTCGCCACCATTGCGGGAGGCGCCATTGCTGCCATCCAGCAGCAGAAGATGGTTAATGATAATCTTCAGAAGCTTCGCGAGGAGGATAAAATCAGCGAACAGGCATACCAGGATGCCAAGAAACAGATGAATCAAGAGACCTATAAGAATATTGCAGCCATAGCAGGTGCAGCCTTCAGTAGTATCAGCAGTATGATGGGAGCAGCTTCAGCCTACTCTCAGGCATGTTCCGACCTGGAGGTAGCGAAGATTCAGGCGAACTACGACAAGCAGATTTCTGCGGCCGGCAATAATTCTGCCAAGAAGAAGCGACTCGAAGCGAAACGAGACAAGGAGATTTCTGCGGCAAAGACTAAAGCTAACAAGAAAGCGATGAAAATAGAGATTGCTCAGGCAGTCGCTTCTACCGCTATGTCGGCTATCAATGCCTACTCTTCAGCTGCAGCAATCCCTAAAGTGGGCTACATCATCGCCCCTATAGCCGCCGGACTCGCTACTGCTGCAGGTATGCTTCAGATTGCCACAATAAAAAAACAGCATCAGGCAGAGGCAGCAGGATATTATGAGGGCGGTTTCACTGGTCCCGGTCATTGGAAGAAAGAAGCTGGCGTGGTTCATGCAGGCGAGTTCGTGGCGAATCATAACGCTGTGAATAATCCTCAGCTCCTTCCTGCCCTTCAGCTCATCGATGCAGCACAGCGCAATAATACCGTGGCATCGCTCACAGCCCAAGACGTAAGTCGTGCCATGGGAACTGGCAGCGCTGCCGTTGTTGCACCTGTTGTCAATGTTAATGCAGACAACGAACTGGTAGGTGCATCTCTCGATAACGTGAGTTCAACCATTGAAAGGCTCAATGAACAGCTCAATCTGGGCATCAAATCATACGTGGTCATTACGGGTCCAGATGGTTTCGACCGCAAATGGAGTCAATATCAGAAAATGAAATCAAACAAATAGCCTATGATTACATGTGTTATTAATGGTATGGCAGCCTATCCGGCTGCCAGCCAATCCATCAAGTTAACATACGCCAACCAGTGCGTCACGGACGATGGAGAATATTCATACGACATTAACTTTCCGATGTCGATTATGGATAACCGTAGAGTTTTCCACAATGTTAGCCGCTTCGATGTATCTAAGGTTTCCCAGAAGTTTAATGACTGCAAACTGTACGTGAGCGGTCGTTTGATTCTATCGGGTGTAGGAACCATCATCAGCGTAACGGAGGCTGAAATAAAACTGCAGATTGTGGGCGGAAAATCCCGCATCAAGTATAATGACAGGATGACCAAGCATTATATCGATGAAATCGCAACATTTGGCACAGCTGACAAACCTGGTTATACTGTCGACAAGGGCTGGTCTCAGGGATTTAAAAACCTTCAAAAGATCAAAGACATCTATAGACTTGATGAAGATAAGTCGAAGTTCCTGGGAGTAGAAGGTAAATGGTGTTTCGTACCTGTACGGGACGAAACAAATGATATGATTGCTAATTTTGTTGGAGTGGATAAAACTAAGCAGTTCATCGGCTACAATGCGCCATTTGTCATGAACTTAGCTGTTCAGCCCAACCTGATGTACATATTTCGCAAGGTGGTGGAGTACGAAGGATATACGCTCAAGCGCAATGACTTTGACTGCAAACCATGGAATCTCCTGTATATTGCTTCAGCTTACAAGACCAGAGAACTCCGTAAAGCACTACCTCATTGGTCAAGCTATACCTTTATAGAGGAATTCCGCAAGCTGTTCAATGCCACCATCGTCTTTGATGATATCAGGAAGACCTGCTCTGTTATCAATGCATCAGAACTGACAACCGCAGATTCTGTAGAGATCGAGCCTTTGGATGAATACACTACGGATTACGATGAAGATGGATCCTTCTCCACGTCATCTACAGCAAATCTGGAGTATAATCTGGGTGATTCTGCAAACAGAGATAACTATGAAGTTATTTCAAAAAAAGTCTTCGAGAATTTTAAAATAGTCCATAGTACAGGTACCTGGGACCCGCAAAATCAGTTCAAAGGGACAACACAGTCATGGTCTGAAAAACAAAAAAGACAGACTATCATTGAGTGTAATGGTAGTTACTACATATATGTAGAGAATGAGGACGGTTCGAAAACATGGCAGCTGGCAGGCGTTTGGTCACCATTAATCAGGGACAGTTCTTCTGATGATTATGTTGATATTAACATATCTCCTGCAGCACAAGTTGTAGAAGATATCAATTTCAAAACAGCAGTCATAGGCGAAGATAATTACTACGAGAAGCGATGCCTTCTTTCAATACCTAATGATAAGGAGCCGGATTCAAAGGAGTGCGATGTTGATGATGACGGCTACAGCTACACATCCGTGCAGGATGCGATAGACGATGAGTCAACACTCGACAAATCCGAAGATGATCAGGAATGCATGAATATATTCTTCATTATTCCAGGAGAAGTACAAGATGACAACAAATTTAGTTGGGTTAGAGCGAAGTCTAGGTGGCCAAAATTCAAAACCGACTACCGAATAAATAAAGAATATTGTGGTAGTACCGAAGGAGGGTTTGGTGGGAACGGAGGAGGTACATTTAAAGAAAAGTATCCTTACTCTCTGTCGATTTGTACGAAATCGACTAATGATGTTGTTACTCTAGGCTGCTTACATGATAACGGTCTCAAGATGGACAACAAGAACTGTCTCCAGGTTAAGTTCAAAAGCGAAGTCATCCCTGATCCTTCCAACACCTACATCATACATAACAAGAAATATGTATGCGAAAAAATCGAGTTGGAAGTCAAGGATGACCAGATAGAGCCAATCTTCGTTGGCTACTTTTACATGATGTCGTAATCTCCGAGGAGACTAAAGCCCACCTTTAAAGTGCTTAGTCTCCTCGTTTACTTTCATCTGGTTCTTGATATAGCGGTTAGTCACAGATATATCAGAGTGTCGTGCCTGCTCCTTAGCAACAACTATACCTTGAGCATTGGCCAAGTCTCTAATGCCGGTATCTTTCAAACTGTAGAACTGATACTCCTTAGGAAAGCCTATGGCATCACGCATCTTGCCCCACTCTACTCGCAACTGATTATAAGCTGCTCTCTTTTCACCAGGTTTCAGACTCTTTCCGAAAATGTAGCAATGGCTAGGATGCTCGAAGATCTTCAGTTCTATCATCAGCTTCAGGATTTCATCATTAAGGGCAACCATTCCGTCCTTGCGGTTCTTACTGATGGCAGAACTGATAAAGACAGTCTGATTCTTGATAGATACATCTCCGATCTTTATCTGGGTCAACTCATTCGGACGGATGAAAGTATAATACTCAAAGAGACAAGCCAGAAGGAAATGCTTGTCATGAGTATAGAGATAATCCTTCATCTTCTTGAGAGCTCCAGGAGTCAATGGATTCCGGAACTTCTCTGTTTGCGCAATATTGCGAATATCGATGGCAGGATTCTCGGAAATATACTTTCGATCCATCAGCCAAGTACCGAACGAGACAAACCAGGAACGATAGTTATTCCTGGTTGTAGCTGATACATCACGATCATACATCAGATGATCCAGGAAGTCAATGGCAAAGGCTCGGTCTATCTGATAAGCATATTTGATACTCCTACACTCCTCTATGAAGGTTTCGAGCATCTTGAGGCGGCTGAGATAGTCAATAGAGGTCTTTTCCTTCATCGACTTTTTATTAGTCATCGACTTAATATAATCTCTATATCTACTAAAAATTATTGGTATTTCCGTAAATTGGCGCGACTGGTCAGCATTCACCCATGGGTTCCATCCTGCTGTCAATTTCGCAGTAATATTGTGAATAAGAAGACTGCCCATCATACGCTTTTTATGATCAGACTTATACTTGTTGAGCATATACTTCTTGCGCTTCATCACACCGGAAACTGGGTCACGAGCATAAAAGTCAACATACCAGTACCCGCCCTTGGTATGCAACACAGGAAGCGTGAATCCTACTATTTCACGCGAACTCAAAAAATCGATTTCTTTTGCATTCATTTTTTTTCATTGTCCGTTTTACTGGCCAATGATATTAAACATCTGCTAAATCTAAAAAGTCCCGTTTCTAAAACGGAAAATCGGATAAGAATGTTGAAACCAACTTCTTACCCGATCATTGTTGCGGCGGCAGGACTCGAACATGCGACCTCCAGGTTATGAGCCTGGCGAGCTACCAACTGCTCCACACCGCGATACAATCAACTCATTTCTGAATTGCGAGTGCAAAGGTACGACTTTTTTCCGACCCCGCCAAACATTTTGTCAGAAATCTGCATATATTTAACAGTTATTAAACAGAATAGCAACAAAACGTACATAAAATAGGCGAAAACGAGTAAAAAGCAAGCCCGATTGCTCTTTTTCAGAACAATCGGGCCTTATGGAAAAAGAATTACTTTTTCAAAAGTTTCATTACCTTCTCGAAATATCTCTGAGTACGCTTCTTACTGTAATGATTACCGCCATTCCATGAACGGATTGCGCGCTCGATACTATTAAGAGGATTGTAGACACTCTGAATCAATAGAAACATTTCTTTAGATTTAGCTACATTATATCTATCAGCCAAAGTGTAGCGCTTCTTCGATTTCTTGCGCTTCAGAATATTATTACATTCTGCTACTAAAATTGGAGTGATCTGCATCACACCTACAGAGTTACCGCTCTTAGCTTTCGGATCACCCTTACTCTCTACCTGAATGATAGCGTCCATCACTGGAGTCCAGTCCATCTCGCTAGTAGAGGATACATTTCCTGATGTTGCAGCCGACGCTGCATGAATTTCTAATGTCAGCATTAACATGCTAACTAATACCATTGTTATTCTCTTCATATTAATTGTTTTATGGAACCTGAAAAGCTGAAATACAACATCAGAGATTTCGCGGTGGCAACTTGTGAGTAAAAGAAAGGCTGCTCACCTCAGTCCCGTTAGATACCTTAATGGATACCTTCTCACACAACAAAAAGCACAAGATACAGGTATTCTTATCGTTTGCAAAGATACAAAAAAAAAACGAATTATGCAAGTAATCGGCTGATTATCAGCGCATTTTTACGTAATTAAACACTTAATAACACTTAGGTTTGATATAAATTAATATAAAGGTAAAAAGGTAAAAAAGGAAAAAGGAGCTGTGAGGAGCTGTGGGAAAAAGCTGGGCGATAAGAAAGCAGAACTGTGGGAAAAACAAAAAAGCCTCAGAAATCTTTCGAAATCTGAGGCTCTTGATAAAAGGAGGCGGCTACCTACTCTCCCGCATTGC